ATATGATATTATTTATTGATTTTTAGTTATTTTACTTTATAATAGAGTTAATATGATAAAAGAAAGGAGAAGTTAATAAAATTTGTGGTATATACGGAGCTATAAAAGCAAGTAAGTTTGAAGTACTAGATACAGCTAACAAAGTTAGAGGTAACTTTGCATCTGGTATATACTATTGTAATGGTAATGAATATGATTATCAAAAGACAGAAGGCTCGTTTGATTGGAATGATATCAAGTTACCAAAAGGATTTACTTTTTTAGGCCATAATCAAGCCCCTACAAGTAGTGAGAGAAAATGGAAAGAACATAATAGTCATCCTTTTGTACGTGATAATTGGATCGTAGCTCATAATGGTGTATTAACTAACTTTAGTCAACTAAAAAAAGATTATATTCCAGACCATGATAACTTAGTGGATAGCAGCATTATACCAGCTTTATTATCGCATTTTGAGAAAACCTTTGATAGTGCTAATACAGTTGAGAAAGAAGCAAGTTTAATTGCATATGTATTAGAATTGTTGGAAGGAACTTTTGGATTATGGTTAGTGAACACTAACACAATGAATATTTACTTAGCAAGACAAGGCAGTACATTATTTTTTGATAAGAATAGTTTTAGTTCAGCTAAAGGCAAAGGGTTTAAAGAATTAAAAGAAGGAGTTATTTACAAATTTAATAGAAGAGGGTTTAGACCTGTTGAAAAGTTCAAACCTAAATCACCATTTTTAGAATTATGATTAAACATTTACAACCAACTACAGTTGAAGAGAAATTTAAGTTAATGGAGTTTATATATAAAAATACAGACTCATTTATATTGAATACGTTTGGGTACTTGTGGGAAAATAGATTGTGGTGGCAAACACAACCAATACATGTTTATATTAAAGATGATGAAATTGTTGGTTTGCATGCATTTTCACTTAATACAAAAGCTCCAAGTGTTTTAAAAACGTATTATATTGTTACATCTAAAAAACATAGAGGTCAAGGTATTGCTAGAAATCTTATAGGTAGAGCTTTGAGGGAATATAAAGATAAATGTGATACATATTTTGTAAATTCAGATCAGTATAGTGATGGAGCAGAATTTTATAAGAAAATATTTGATTATCAATTTACAACAAAAGCAAATGAGTTTGGTACGTTAGATTATGAATTTGAACAGTCAATTGAAACTTTAATTAACAATGCAAAACAGAAAATTTGATACAGGTGCTCAAAGAGACGCTGATATAGGTAAACCAAGAATGAGTTTGGTACCAACAGAAGAATTTATTCGCTTAATGCAACATTACCGCAAAGGTGGTGAAAAATATGGAATGAATAATTGGAAACATGGTATGAAGTCGTCTGTATTTTATGATAGTGCTCAAAGACATTTAATGAAATGGTGGGCAGGAGAAGAAGATGAAGACCACTTATCTGCTGTCCTTTGGAATGTAATGGGTGCTATGTGGACAGAAAAAAATAAACCAGAACTAGATGATAGAAAGGATTACAAATGACATATAAAATTATAGTAGCTTCTCAAAAAGAAAGATTAGATCAAACTCTAATTTATAAATCATTAGCAGCCCATTGTATTAGTACAGATAATGTAATATTTTTTGCTAATAATAAACATTCTTTAGCTGAAATATATAATGAGGGTATTGACATTTGCAATATAACTCACACTAAAATAGCTATATTTGTACATGATGATGTATATATTAATTGCGGAGATTTTGAAAGACGCATACGACAATATGCAGAAATGTTTGATGTTTATGGGTTAGCTGGTAATACAGCTATCACTATTAAGGAGCCAGTACTTTGGCACTTAATGTCTGGAAGAGAAAATTTAAGAGGTTGTGTTGCACATGGGTTAGATGAAACGCAATATGCTTATACATCATTTGGACCTTTACCAAGTAAAGTAGTTATGTTTGACGGAGTGTTTATGGGGATTAATTTAGAAAAACTTCCCGGTACCGTAAGATTTGACGAAAAGAATCCAGCAAAGTTTCATTTTTATGATTTAATGTTTTCTTTAGATTGTAGCATTAATAGACTCAAGGTTGGTGTTGGGGATGTACCTATTATACATAATTCCCCAGGATTAAGAAATGTTACTGATGAATGGAAGCAAGGACAACAATACTTTTTAGAAAAGTATAACAAATACGCAAATAAGACGTTGACTGTTTAAGGGTAATAACTTATAATAGATAGAAATATGGAATTAAAACTCAATTTAGATGAGTTCGAAAATACACTTGTGTATAAGTCTTTGACTGACGAACGGTACCTAGCTAACATAGTAGATCATGTTAAGCCAGAATTCTTTAAGGATAAAAATATAAGAACTATTTTTAGTACTGTTAAAGCATTTTATTTAAAAACTAATAATGTACCTACTATTACAGAATTAAAAACTTACATTAATACTGATGAAGTAAAAGAAGCTTTTAAAACTGTTATACGTAACTTTACTAATATAGATAAAAACTTTAATGAGGAGCAATTAATAGATAATACGGAAAGATATATTAAAGAAAAAGCAATCTATAATACAATGTTAGATGTTGCTGAAGATGTATCATCTGGTAAGATTGATACAAGCTTTATTTTAGATAAGTTTGAAAAGAGTTGTAATATTAATTTAAAGAATGACATTGGTTTAGATTTGTTTAATGACTTTAGTAAAGTTATTGACGATCTTAATATGGAACAACCTACCATACCAAGTAGGTGGAAGTGGTTGGACAATAAGCTTGATGGTGGGTTTTTACAGAAAGGTAGAGCTCTTTATATATTTGCTGGTGAAACTAATGTTGGTAAGTCTATATTTTTAGGCAATATTGCTTCAAACATTGCAAGCCAAAATAAAACGGTATTGCTTATTACATTAGAAATGAGTGAGTTAGTTTATGCAAAACGTTTATCATCTAACATTACTAAAATACCAATCAGAGATTTAAAGACTGAAAGTATTACTTTAAAGCAACAGATTGAAGAGATTAGTAAAAACAGTCCAGGTTGTAGAATTTTAATTAAAGAGTTTCCACCTAGTACTGTTACTCCTCATCAGATACAAGCTTTTATTAAAAACTTAGTAAATAAAGGTATTAAGATTGATGCAGTTGTACTAGATTATATTAACTTAGTAAAGAGTACTTTAGGTAATAATAGTTATGAAAGAGTAAAATATGCAACTGAGCAAGTTAGAGCTCTTACATATGTCTTTAATTGTCCATTTATTACTGCTACTCAGCTTAATAGAAGTGGCTATAATACTAATAGCCCCGGGCTGGAAACTATTGGTGAGAGTATTGGATTAGCTGCAACTGCAGACGTTATTGTTAGTATTTTTCAAGATGAAGAAGATAAAGAATTAGGCGTAGTTAAGTTAGGTATGATGAAGAATAGATTTGGTATGAATCATGGTATGACTACTATGCGACTAGATTATAATACACTTACTGTATCGGAGGATGATTCATTATCTACATTAGGAGATCAATCTACAATAACAAATACATTAGCAATGCTCAGTAATAAAAGTTGATATAGAAAAAGGCTTTGTAAATAAGTTTATAAAGCCATGATGATCAATGAGAGTACAACTAATCGATCACCCCATCTACTGATAGAAGATAGGGAATTAGTACATTCGTTCTATAGTTTTTGTACATTTTGTTTTTTATATTATGGTAAGAAGATAAATTTTGCTACTATTTTTACTAAAATTTTACAAGATGAGAAGTTGAGAAAATTATATAAGATTACTATTTCAGAACCTAGTGATTTTGAAGCACTTAGAAAGTTTATAGTTTTTGAACCTTCAATTACTAAAAGCAAATACATTACTAAAATTATTAACAAAAAGACAATAGATTTTAGTAAATAATAGGAACTTTTATATAATATATTGTGACTCAAAAAGAACAATATATCTATAACTGCTATCTTGAGACATCACGTAAATTAAACGGTCAGCCATTCCGTTATAGAAAAGACTTTGATGGATTTGAAGAAAAAGAAGAGTATGCAATAGTTGCTAAACTATCTTATTTCTTTAACAAGTTTGAAAATATAAACATTAAAGACTTTTTTGAGGCACCATATTTTGTACATAATGAAAAGTATTTTGATTTAAAATATTTTACATCTCAGAAAGCAATTAAAGCATATACAATATATGAAAACAAGTTTTTACCAGACAACCCAGACCATACACAAACAATTTTAAAAATTAAAGATAGCTTTTTATACATCTATAATTTTTGCAAAAGTAAAAATATTAAACTTGTAGACTACATTAGTTATAAGGAATCAACCAGCCAATGGCATGACTTTTTAATGCATGTCAAGTCAAGAAACGTTATAGTTTATGCAATGTTTGTTTTCCCTAATTTTGATAAAGTAATTAGAACTTATGACAATGAAATAAAAGAGTTTACTTTTGGAGACACGTTTACAAACCTTAATTTTTATAGAACGAAGTACTATAGTAGCAGCAAAGCAAAAAAACTTTGTACAACTATATATGAAAAGTTGACTTCTATCCAACAGACAGTATAATAGAGAGATAAATTTATGACAAATATGATTAATAGTTCAATATTCCAAAGTATCAAAGGTGCATTAGCACAAGAGAGTAGCAATACGGGTCTTTCTGAGATCCTTAAAACCGAGCCAGGTAATGTTTATACCGTAAGACTTTTACCTGCTAAGGACCCTAAGAAGACCTTTTTCCACTTCTTTACGCATGGTTGGACCAGCTTTTCAAGTGGCCAATATGTTGCAGCTTTGAGTCCTCAAACGTTTGGTGAAAGAGATCCAATTGCAGAAGAACGTTTTCGTATCTTACGTACAGGTACAGAAGCTGAAAAAGAAAAGGCAAAGTCAATTGGTCGTAGTGAAAAGTGGTTGGTAAACGTTTACGTTGTTAATGATCCAAAGACTCCAGAAAATAACGGTAAGGTTAAGATCATACGTTATGGTAAGCAATTGCAAAAGATTATTACAGATGCTATTGAAGGAGAAGATTCAGAAGAGTTGGGTGCTCGTATATTTGATTTAAGTCCAAACGGTTGTAACTTAAAGATTAAAGTTGAAAAGCAAGGAGATTATCCAAGTTATGTATCATCTAAGTTTAGCATGCCAAGTGCATTACCTGAAGTAGATGATGCTAAAGCAGCTAAAGTATATGGTGGGGTGTTTGAACTTGATAAGATCTTTACTCTTAAGAGTGCAGAAGAGCTAAAAGCAATGTTAAATGAACATTATCATTGCAAGTCAGTAAAGGATGATGAGGTTCAAGTAGCTCAACCAGTTGCAGCAGTTTCAAGCCCTGCTACTAGCAAGTCAAATGATGATGATATTAAGAATTTGTTAGATGGTTTAGATATTAACGCGTAATGGAACCTGATCACAAAGAACTATTAATCGGTTTGTTGGGGTCCACATACGGAGAGATGAAGAAACTGGACGACTCTATAACGGGGTCGTCCAGCACTCTTGCTCGTCGTAGTGATAAAGTTAAGCAAGAGTTAACAAACATATTAAAAAATATAGCTCCTCCTCAGGATGTACCTGCTTTACAGCGGATTAACCCCGCTATCAATCAGCAAATGTATCAACAACCTGAGCCGCAATTAGCACCTGTAGTGGTACAGCCCGCTCCAACTACAATACAACAAGAACTACCACCTCAACTAGTTTCAGACCCAGGGCAATTAGAGTTTGATCTCAACAGAGTAACAAAGTATGACGATATAATGAATTATCTTTATACTATTACAGATAAACTTAATAAAATTGAAGATAAAATTGATAAAATAGTTAAGTCTGATAATTTACCCAAAAAAAAAGTGAACCAACCACAACAATCAAACAGTGGTTTAGTGCAATATTGAAGTTATAATAAGGTATGAAGTTACAAATTAAGAGTAAGAAGGATTTTATTAGTAATGTCCTTGGTCCAATATCAAATCTCAATGATAAAAGTATTATTAAGATAGATAAAGATAAAATTACTAGTCTTACAGCATCAAGTGATGCAACTTTAGTGTTATATTCTGAAACTACAGGTATAAGTGATACAGAACGTAGTCTTAATATACCAGATATTAAAAAATTAACAAGAGTGCTTGAATGCATTGATGTTGATACATTAGATTTAGACATTACGACAAATAACTTAAAGTATACAGGTGATAATTTTAAATTTACTTACCATTTACTTGAAGATGGTATAATAAAGACCCCTTCTATCAATATTAAAAAGGTAAATGAGTTAAAGTTTGATGTAACGTTTAAAGTAACTGAAGCTAAACTAAGTTCTTTGTTTAAAGGATCGTCTTTTACTACAGAAACTAATAAATTATACATCTATTTTGAAAATAATAAGATATATGGAGAGTTAGGCGATAAGAGTAGACATAATTCAGACAATTTTCAATGTGTATTAGCAGATACTTTTGAAGGCTCTCCGTTAACTAAGACGGTACCGGTAAATTTTGATACGTTTAGGTTAATAAATTTCAATAAATGTTTAGATATTGAGTTTGCTATTAACATATCATTTGGTGTCATTAAAGTAACCCTTAGTAGAGACAATACAAAGTTGACATATATTGTATCAGCTTTAATTAACTAATGATCATTCAACTTACTAATACTAACCCAGATGTGAAAGGGGACCCAATAGCTCTTAATTCTGATTTTATCGTTTCAATACGTGAAGGAAAAGCAAAAAGGGATGATGGCACTGAAGATGGCGTAACATTTGTGTTTTGTCCACCTCACGGTACTTGGGAAGTAGAAGAATCTGTTACAGATATATTGAAAATGATTAAAAAGAATTCTAATTGATTTAAATCTAACATTGGATAATTATTATTATGCAAACAGAAGCCGGTTTTAATGCCAGAGAAAAGAAAATTTCAAATAAAATAAAGACCGCTGGTTATTTTATTAAACGTTTAAAAGACAGTGGCTTTGTCGTTTTTAAAATGTTTAATGCTTACAATGATACTGACCCAAGAAGATGGACAGTGTTGGTAGATCCAGGAATTACATCAGTGTATATTACTTGTTACAGCAATAAAAATGAAATTAATGAAACTTTATTTGAAATAGATGATGGTGGTCATTTATTCAGCAAAGGAACGTACTATAAAACCGATAGTATTGAAACTATTATTAGTAGTTTAATACAAAAAGGAGTTAATAATGACACAAAGAAAAATCCTTTCAGTAAACTTAAATAAGTTAATGGCAGATAATAAAAAGAAAGATAAAACCCCGCCAAAAAACAAAAAAGAAACAAAGAAACAGGAGCAAACACCCCCATCTCCTACCCCACCTGTTGCTTTAGACCAACCCGACCCTCTTGTTATGAAGGTTATACGGGATGCATTATTAATAAATATAACAAACACTGATCCTCAGTTACGTAGACGTCAAACAGTTAATGAACTTGATGCAATGGTAGGTACTTGCCAAGAATTTTTACAAAGTTTTGTTATTTTAGGCTATAATTTTGATGGACAACCTATACCCCCAATAGTTATTGCACATAATCAACAAGAAGCAGATGCTTTAGGCTCTTATTTGAGTAAGTTTATTCAATCTACTATTAAAGAACAAGGACAAGAAGGTAGTTAGTTATAGAACCATGGTTTACCCATAGAGAACCTCATAATAACAATGGTAAAATTTGAATTTATAAATAGACTCATTAAGAGAAAATCCAAAGTTATACCTAAACCACCTGAAGTATATGCTGTAGGAACGGGGACCTATGTGGGTGAAATGTTAGTTTACTGTAAAAAGGATATAGATAACTATTATTTTCTGTCAATTCCAAAGAATATTAATAGAATAATACCAATTGAAAAGTTTGACTATGCAATTGAACATAAAATTGCTGAGTTTGCACATAAATTACCTAAACCAGTGTATAAAATATGTGCTAAACAATATCAATATAACGAAGTAAACAGTAATTCTAAGGAGAAACAGACTAAATAATATATTATGTTCTTAGAACCTACAAAAATCAGATCACCTTATACAGGGGAAACAGTAATGCCTAAAATTACTTCACATACTACAGACGGTAAAACCTATGAACAAGTAAGTTATAACGATCCAGTTACTGGTAATCTTATTAAAAAAGGCATGGTAAGCATTAAAGATGCTAAAACAGGTGAGGTTATTGAAGATTATCTTACCCAAAACGGAAATGTTATTCGTAGTGTAAGTTATCGTACTTGATTTTTTAAGGAAATGTCACATAATATGGTGTGATACCTGTACCAGAACAGTACGTAATAGAAAATTTTTATAGATGCGTTAGTCATCCAACCTATAATAAACATACAAACACGTATAACGGTAGTTGCCCCTTCTGTAAAGAGGGTAAAAGCTTTGGAAAAAAGACGAGATTCTTTTATATACCAGAAAAAGAACTGGCATTTTGTCATAACTGCGGATACAGCAAGAAAGTGTTCAATTTTATAATGGAATTAACGGGTAAACCGTTTAATGAGGTAATTAATGAAATTAAAAAATTGGATAACACTGTAGTTCCTATTGTTAAAGAGGAAATCATTGAAAAGGNTCATACACCTTCATTACCAGATGATTGCATTAACTTAAGTGATCAAAACCAGTTAAAGTTCCATAATGCCAATGCAGTTGTTAGTATATGTTTAAACTTACTGAATAAAAGAAGGTTAAATACTGCTATTAATAGGCCAAAAACGTTTTATATATCTTTAACTGATAAAGTACATAAGAACAGGTTAGTATTACCCTTTTACGACGTTAATGGTGATATTATACATTACCAAACCAGAACGTTATTGCCTGCAGATGAAAGAAACAAACCAAAGTACTTGAGTAAAGTTAAGAGTGAAAAGAGTCTTTACGGTGTTCATAACATAGACCCANGTTTAGAACATGTTTTTATATTTGAAGGTCCTATAGACTCATATTTTATTAAAAACGGGTTAGCTGTATGTGGTATTACTGAAGATAGTTCCCGTACTTTCACTCNACTACAACAAAAACAAATTAGTCAATTAGCTAGTTTTAAAAAAGTATGGTGTTTAGATAACCAATGGAATGATAATGCATCATTAAAAAAGAGTATACTACTTGCAGACAAAGGTGAAAGTGTTTTTATATGGCCAGAAGAGCTTAAACAATATAAAGACATTAATGAGTTTTGTATTAAGTTTAATTTAGACAATATAAACCCCGAAACGGTTTTAAATAACACATATTCGGGGCTTAAAGCTAAAATAATATTAACTAATATTAAGAATAAAAGGTCTTAACTATATCTATATTTTGGATCGTGTGCTGAAGCTAAGTAACCCTTCAACTGCTCATTGAATGAAGTTAACTCAGCTGCTACTCTTGCAATTTTCTTTGTTTCTGCTGTTGCAATCTTATCAAAAAGTGTATCTGATTCAGCTGAATTTAATTTACTTTGTACACTAGATGGTTCCGTACTGTTTAAAAACTTAGTAAAATCGTCAATCTTTGCTGTCCAACCTTTTAATTCATCATACATCTGTTTTTGCATACCACTTAATGTTGGTTGTGGTTGAGCACCTACTGGAGGTACGTCTTGTACGTTTAAATCTGCAGGATTAGTATCTTTATCTAAAGTAGAAGCCATTGCTTCTTGATCTGTCATTTCTTCATCTTTTTCAACAAGAATCCTTTTAAATCTATTGACGTAATTGCTCATATATGTATTATTTATACAATCTACTTAAATATTTAATATGAAAAAGCTGATTTCAGAAGAACAAATGATACCTAATAGCAATAGACAGCAATTCGGTATTACTGCCAAGAAGGACAGTAAAGGGGATACAGCACCGGAGGCTTTAAAAGTAAGGCAAATGTTAGATGCCAATAAGAACAAAGACAATTCACAGGCTCCAAAGAGGAAAATTGAACCTTTAGATAAAGTAGATGAAGTTATATCAGATATGTTCTTATCATCCTCAAATTTACGTTCAATCTTATCACATGCTGGTAATAACATACAAGCAATTGTAGAAGATCCTAAAAAACGTGATGAATACCTTCATCATATAGCCTACTCTAGTAGGAGACTTGAGATAATAGACAAAGCTATAGTTGATATCAGTAGGGAATTAGATAAAATCATATAATGTTGAATAAAGCTCTCTTTTCGTTTGGTATCACCGCATTAGTAAGCACTTTATGTGGTTTGATATTTATATCTAAGTTTTGGTACGTGTTTGCATTAGCATTTGTTCTACAAGTATTATTCTTTTACTTTTTAAACACTGCATATGAAAATAGCTTGATTGAAAAAGCTCAAAAAATCAAATTACAACAATTTATAGAAGAAAATAGACAAGTAGCCATGGTACAATGCCCATGTGATCAAAAGAATATGCAAGATGTTGAGATGAGATTTGATCAAGATATTATATACACTTGCAACCAATGCGGAAAGAATGTTAAAGCAGGTGTAGATATTAAAACCGTGCTTGTAACTGAACCAATTTATTTTAATGACAGAGCTTGAACAAAGAACCACGACAGTGCCAGCCACTTCGTTTGATAAAATTTTTAACCCTGGTGTTAAAGACTTAGATGCTCTGTTTGGAGATTTAATAAGATTTTATGAACTTAATAACGATCAAGTCAATAAACTTAAGTTAGGTGCTGGTACTGAAAAACTTAGTAAATCGACAGCATTAAAAATAATGTTAACCATTATAATATCAATTTTAGATGATCATAAAAAAATGGAGAATTCTAGTAAGTCAGAAGAAGCAATTTATTTAGCTAACAAAAAAATTACAAAAGATCTCGTTTTTTCAGTTTTTACTTTACTCAATAATTACGAATATAACGACAAAGAACTTAAAATACAATTAATGGGAAAAGTCTTACAATCGTTATATGGAATACAATGATAAAGAAGATGTTAGAGAGCCAATAAAAGANATTAAAGATGTCNTTTTTAATTATACGTCAGTAGATTTTTTAGCAAGGTTTGCATGTTTACATGAAGCGGTTAATATTGCATGTGATAAAGCAGAACAACTAGGGATTGATCCAGTAAAAAGTTCAGCTTGGATTAAACCGCTTGCATTTCACAAGTATATTAAAGAAAGAGAAAAAGATATGAAGTATCAAGTACTAGCTTGGAGAAAGNTTGGTAAAGATGATACCCATGCTAAGTCAGCTTTTTTTGAGAATTAATACTGACCGTAAACGCTTGTATTATTATTTGCAGGTTGGTTAAACACCTGTGTAATACTAATATCGTTGATGGAAGGTAGGGCCGGTACAACACCTGGCTCTGCATTCTGCTCATCGTATATCTTTTTATCTGAAGGAGGTTGTGAACCACCTGATAATATACCACTGAAAGCGTTGTCGTAAACTTGAGAGTCGCCTT